ATTGAAGAAGTAAATATGCTTCAGGAATTAGTAGCTGAATTGTCATCCCCACAGGATACAGCTCAAGAACAACAAGCTGAAACATATCGAGAATTGCAGGAGTTGTTGACTAATCACCATTCATTTCAGAGAGCTGGATATGAGGAGAATACAACACATCTAGAAGAATTAGTTAGTACTGTAATGGAATTGCAGGCTGCTTGGGATCGATTGACTAGTGTTAGTAAATAATTAGGAGAGGGTATTATGAGTAAACAATTTATTAAAGATGCAATTCGTACAGAATCCCCAAACTTCTTTGCACCAAATCAACGTATTCTACACGCAGCTATTGGCTGTGTAACTGAATCAGGTGAAATGTTAGATGCTTTGAAAAAGAGTATCTTCTACGGTAAACCTTTAGATGTGGTGAATGTTAAAGAAGAAGCTGGTGATATTCTTGATGTCAAGCTAAGTAGGCATGATGTAATGAGTGTTACCGCTTTAGTTCAATCAATGACAGTTAGTGAGATTAAAAGAGTAGCAACCGATTCTCAAACCCCTGGTTTCATTGCCGTAGTAGCCAATGCCATCTTAGGTGATATTAAGAATGGTGAAATGAAGAATACTCAGTTTATGTTAGAGTTTCAACATGGAAAGGCATTACAAGCTATTCAAATGGAAAAGGTAGTTAGAGAAGATATTATAGACCCAAGACAATTAAGCGATGAAGAAATTAGACAACGACTTTCGGAACTTCGAGAGAGAGATATTGAGGAGAGAGATTTCGAGGAGGTCATTTGATAACTTTGTAAAGTATATCAAGCCCGACTATGATATGCAATGGTTTCATAAAGTTATTGCCGACCATTTGGATATGGTTCTTGATGGCAAGATTAAGAAGTTAATGATATTTGTGCCTCCGCAACACGGAAAGTCTGAATTATCAACTCGTAGCTTCCCAACTTATGCTTTGGGTAAGAAGCCTAATCTAAAGATTGCTCTTGCATCTTATAATGCAACCTTAGCCGAACAATTTAGTGCTGAGATACAACGAAGGATTACAAGTGATGAGTATAAGATATTATTCCCTGATACTCGTGTTAGTGAAAAGAAGGGTGAAGCTATTCGAACTGCCGAGTTTTTTCAAGTAGTTGGAACAGGTGGTTATTTAAAAGCCGTTGGTCGTGGTGGTTCACTAACAGGAACTGCCGTGGACTTAGGTATTATAGATGACCCATTAAAAGACCGCCAAGAGGCTCAATCTAACATTATCAAGGAGCAATTGTGGAATTGGTACACCGATGTGTTCGAAACTCGCTTACATAACGATTCTGCACAAATTATTATCCAAACTCGGTGGTACGATGATGACTTAGCTGGTCGTTTACTTGAAAGAGATGATGATTGGACAATTATTGAGTTCCCCGCTATTCGTGAAAGAGCCGAGAATGATTATGACCACCGAAAAGAAGGTGAGGCTTTATGGGAGGCTAAACATAGTGCCGAGAAGCTATTAAGGGTCAAAAAGAATGAGCCTTTTACTTTTGAATCACTTTATCAGCAAAATCCTAAGCCAAGTAGTGAATCCTTGATTTATCACGATTGGCAAGTGTGCGAGTTCTTTCCGAAAGATGCTGAGATTATTTTTAGTGGACTTGACTTTGGATTCTCTAATGACCCAACCGCTTTAGTGAGAATTGCTAAAATTGGTAATAAGTTGTACCTTGACGAAGTAATTTACGATAAAGGATTAACTAATTCCGATTTGGTTAAAAGGATTGAAATGTACCCCGATAAATATGGGGAGATTTATGCCGATAGTGCAGACCCTAAATCAATTGAGGAATTACGCAGAGCTGGTGTCAAAGTTCTCAAAGCAGTAAAAGGGAACGATTCCGTTAATGCTGGTATTAGTAAATTACGAGAGTATGAAGTGTATTATACTCGTAGGTCAAAGAATATCAAGAAAGAAGTGGACAATTATCAATGGCTAACGGTTGGTGGTAAACCAATCAACAAACCGATAGATGATTTTAACCACGCACTTGATGCTATTAGATATGCGGTTTATACAAAGTATTCAAAAAAGAAACTTTTAATTTTTTAAACGATGGGATTATTCGATTTTATTACAGGCAAGAAAGCCATTTCAATTGAAAGCCAACAAATGAAGCAACAACAAATCTTCATGGGTGGTCAAACTTATTCTTTATACAACGCTGACTATCGTGATGCGATTCAGAATGGATACGAAAAGAATGTGGATGTGTATGCAATCATTAGTGATATTGCATCTCGTGCCGTTGAAGTTCCATTAGAATTATATCAAGCTAATAAGACTGACATAAAGAAGGCAGAAAGATATAAATCCTTAATGATGCGACCAAATGATAGAAGTATCATGGAAGCTAATGGCATTAAGAAAAAGAACTTAAAGGAATTGGAGGAGCATCCAATTTTGGCATTATTAAGACAACCAAACAATTACCAAACAACAAAAGAGTTTTTTGAGGCTATATTCTCTTGGTACTTGCTTTTAGGTGATGTTGGTATTTATGCGGAGGAAAGCCCAATTAAAAAGGGCAAGATTGAAAGACTTCATGTTATCGCTGCTAACGACTATCAAATCGTTACCGATGGATTTCGTAAGATTACAGGGTACAATATTTACTCTTTAAATGTAAAAAACATTGACCCTAAGTTTTTCTTATCGTTCCGTTCATTTAATCCTAACGAAACTAACTTCTTGAGCATTCCTCGTGGATTCTCCCCTTTGCAAGCTGGTTCTCGTGTTCTACAAAAAGCTAATAGCGGAGAAGAAGTAGCAATTGAGAATTATGAAACTCGTGGTGCAGTTGGTATGCTTTATACTGATGACCCTAATGTTCAAGATATTAGCGGAACAGGTTATCAAGATTTGCAAGACCGAGTTTATGACAAAGTTTATAACTCGGCTAACCAAGGTCGTATTGCTTTCTCAAATACTAAAATGGGTTACTTGAAGCTATCTACGAGTAACATTGACTTAGACCTTCGCCAAATGAGCAAGTTATCTACTGAGCAGTTATGTCGCTTATGGCACTATCCTTATGTTCTTTTGAACTCGGATAACTTGACTGAAAGTAACTTGGCTCACTTTATTCGTAGAATGATTATTAACTGCGTTATTCCATTACAATCTAAGGTATTGGAAAAAATGCTTGCGTGGCTTGCTCCTACAATGAGCATTAATCCATCTCAATACATTTTGCGCTTTGATGTTGATGCTTACCCAGAGATGAAGCAAAACTTCTTGGATGCAGCGACAATCTTAGAAAAACTTGATGGAGTACTTACTCAGGATGAGAAAAGGGTATTTATGGACTTTGAGCCAACAAATGACCCTATTATGCAGAATGTGTATATTAAGTCTAACCAAGTGCCAATTGGCAGTTTAAACATTGACCCTAACACAATTGGTTCTCCAATTATAGATGAAGATTAATATGGATTATATCACTTCAATTATTGTTATAGTTAGTGCGGTGGGTTCTTTCTTGCTTGGGTTCATGATTACTTATGAGCCTGAGCATAAAAGAATTGAACGCAAAAAGGTTGAACGCATATTTAGAAACAAGAAATGACAGAATCGCAATACATCCGAGCATGGACACGAAGGCATGAAATAAACGAAAGGGGGTTTTATGCTTTTCTACAAACTAAATTAAATATTGAAACAAAGGCTTACATTAAAAGCCTTGATGGGAGAAATCCGAGTACATTCCACATTACATCGCACTTTAGCGATAAGTGGATGATGGAAATACTTAAAGATGCTTATTATAGGTTCGGGAGAAAGCAAAATGAGTTCTTAAACACAACAAATAAGAAAGCCGAGGATGATGAGTTCAATAACGCTTGGAATTTGGCGGTTCTTTTGCTTTTTAACAACCTTATAGAGTTCATTGTGATACTTGGTATCATTCGAACAATTAAGAACGATATAAAGCGATTTGTTGAGGACAAGGTTAGCCAAGGGATACCTGCTAATGCTATTATTACTTTGCTTGCTTTATATCTTACGCAAAAGAATATTATTCGTGCCCAAATGATTGCAAGAACTGAAACAACTAAGATTATGAATCTTGCAAGTTTAGAATGGGCTAAATTGGAGAAAAAAGAAATTAAGAAAAAGTGGATAGTAACAATGGATGGAAAAGAAAGAGCATCACATGGTGCAATGGCTGATTATCCTGCTATTGGCATTTCTGAAAAGTTTATCGTAGGCGGATTCCCAATGAATGCTCCAGGCGATAATAGTGCACCTGTATCCGAATTGGTTAATTGCCGTTGTGGCATTATGTTTGTATAGTTTGGTAATAATTAATTTTTGTTATATTTGCGAATATTGAATTAGATATGAGAGATTATAAAATAAAGTCTGATGGAGAGATTACTGACTTAGACATCGAAAAGCGAATCGTTACAGGTTACGCAGCTAAGTTTGGTAATGTTGATTTACATGGTGATATGATTATGCCTGGTGCATTCTCTAAAACCATTAAAGAAAGAGGTGTAGATGGCAAGAATGAAATTTGGTTCTTACATGACCATGATTCTTCTAAGCCTCTTGGAAAGCCACAAGTCTTAAAGGAAGATTCTTTTGGTCTTTACTTTGAAGCTAAAATTGTTGATACCGAAGTTGGTGAGGACATCCTTAAACTTTACGAAGAAGGATTGATTAATCAGCACTCAATTGGTTTCTCAACAATTAAAGAGGATAGAGTAGAGCCTAAAAGCGGAGTTCCTTATTATGAGATTCAAGAAGTTAAATTATATGAGTTTTCTTCAGTTTTATGGGCTGCTAATCCCGATACACCATTCTTAGGGTTAAAATCCTTGGATGCTAAAGGGTTATCAGATAGATTCGAAAAACTTTACAAAATGTTGCGTAAAGGAAATTTAAAGGATGAATCCTATGAATTGTTAGAAATTGAGTATAACTTTATCAAGTCGGAAATGTTCAAGCTAATTAATGGTAGAGAGAAGTCGGAGATTACAACCACTCTTGAAGCGATTAATCCAGAAGAATTAATCCAAAAACAACAATTAGAATTTTTACAACAATTAAAAAACTCGTTTAAATAATGGAGGATATTAAAAAATTAGTTGAGGAAGTAAAAGGCGACCTTAACGAAATGATTCAAAAAGGTGTTAGTCGTGAAATCGAAGGTTTGAACATTGACGATTTGACTAACCAAGTTAAGAATGCAGGTGAGAAATTTGCTTCTTTAGAGGAGAAATTAGGATTGGTAGAAAAAGGATTAGCTGATTCTATCTTAGATGCAAACCAAAAGAATGTATCTTCTCAGCCTGAGAACTTCATGGCTAAGGCTTTCGAAGCTAACGCTGATAAATTTAAGGCTTTAGGTGCTCGCCGTGATGCAGCTTTCGGATTGAACATGAAGGCAGTAGGTACAATGACTTTACCTGCAAACATTGGTTCTGATTGGGCTTCTAAGATTGCTGGTTTGTCAAACACTATCTTGACTGACCCTTTCCGCCAAATTCACTTGCGTGATTTGATGCGTTCTTCTACAATTGAGCAAAACGGTGTATTCAAGTTTGCTAAGAAAACAAGTGGTGAAGGTGCTCCTGCAATCCAAACTGAAGGTTCTTCTAAGGCTCAAGTAGATTACGATTTTACAATTACTGAGGTAACTCCTAAGACAATCGCTGCTTACGCAAAGATTTCTAAGCAGATGTTACAACGCTTATCTTGGTTGCAAAACTTCGTATCTACTCAAATGGTACAAGATTTGTTAATCGTTGAAGATACTAACTTGTTAGATGTTGCAGGTACTTCTGATTTCGTAGGCTTATGGGAATCAGCTACTTCTTACACTCCATCAGGTTCAGTAACAACAGGTTCTAACCGTTGGGATAAGTTAGCTAACGCTATCGCACAATTGAAGGCTGCTCGTTTCTCTCCAAATGTTGTTTTGGTTAATCCAATCGACTTCATGGAATTGTTAATCAACAAAGAATCAGGTGCAGGTTATTCTTTCCCTTCTTTAGTTGCAAGTGGTAATTTGTCTATCGCTGGTGTTCCTGTAATTGCTACTGACATCATTGCTACAAATGACTTCTTAGTAGGTGATATGAACCGTGCAGCAGAATTGTTGTTCGAAGATAACATCATGACTGAGTTTGCTTACGAAGATGGTGATAACTTCACTAAAAACTTGGTAACTGTTCGTGTTGAGGAATCAATCGCATTGCCAATCTACTTCGGTTCAGCAATGAGAAAAGGTGTTTTTGTGGTAGCATAATATATCTTTTTGTTTTGTTTTTTGTTAATTATGTAAGCCTACTTCCCATAAGAACAGTAGGCTTATTTTTTAAAAACTAAATAATAATATAATGGCAAAGGTAAAAGTATTGACTATTTTCCATGACTTAGAAACTAATGCTTTGCGTAATGCAGGTGATATTTTTGAGTGTACAGATGCTCGTGCAGATGTATTGAATGGTAAGAAATTAGTAGAGGTTTTAGAGAAATCTGCACCTGTAAAAGCAGATAAGGATAAAGCTGATAAACCTGTATTCAAGAAGAAATAATGGCTTACGAATTAGAAGCGGTTAAAACTCAAGGGATGGATTTGGTGGTAACATCAGATTCATTACCTATTCCTATAACTTTAGCACAAGTTAAGGAGCATTTGAACATTGATTTTGATGACCAAGATGATAAACTTACGGCTTTATTAGCTTCTGCTTTTCGTGAGGTTGAATTATTTACTGAATGTGGCTTAAAGACTAAAACAGTAAGATTGTCTTATACTCAAATCAATGGTACGGTTATGTTGCCATTTGCACCTATTCAGTCAATCAGTTCGGTAACTGATTTTGATGGTACAAATCTTGTTCTTGATACTGATTATGAATTAAGTGGAGAGAAAACAAAATTAAGTGCTTACAATGGTGGTGGCATTAAAATAACTTATGTATGCGGATTCACTTCATTACCTAAAGATATTGAGAACTCAATTCTTGATATTATTGCCGTAGATTTCGACAATAAGGTAGAAGATAAAAGACTTGCATTAAAAGCAATTAAGGACAGAATAAGACATTATCGCCCTATTTATGTATAATAAACTTAATCGAATTAAAGGTACATTTAAACGCAAGCTATCGGCTACATCCGATGGTGCAGGTGGTTTATCTGGAGTAACTTATTCAAGCTATACAACAAGTATATACTTTGCGGAAACAAGTTCTTTTTATGGTAACTATGGAGGTATCCGAAACATTGAAAGTTCTAAGTTTGGTGTCAATCAATCCTTTGAAGGAGAAATGCGTTATCGCAATTCATTCATTCCAATAACAACCGATATTTTAGAAGTTAATGGAGTTGAGTATGCTTTAAGCAATATTATTGACCCTGACTTTACAAAAACAAAACTTACTTTTAAAGCAACAAGAAGAAGTGATTAAATTCAAATTTTTAGGGGCTAAAGTTATTGATAATAGGATTAATCGAACTCTAAAAAAGTTAGAAAATGATATTAGAGATGTGATTATTGAGGAATCTGATAAGATTAAAAGCGTAGCTAAATCTAATGTGCCTGTTGCAAAAGTAAATGGTGGTACATTAAGAGATAGTTTCTTTGCACCTCCAGCAGTCATTAATAAGGGTAAGATACGAGTTGAAATGGGCTTTACTGCACATTACGCTGCATACCAAGATATGGGTACGGGTCGTGGTGGTAGAGGTTCAAATGGCAGAAAGTTTGATAGCCAAAAGCTAAAAGGATATGAAGAATATACTGAGCAATTTTTAGGTAAAACAAATCCTGGAAATCCAAGTCCACCTGTTAGACCAAGAAGATTTTTATTATACCCTTATATTTTAGCTACAAGAAAAATTGATAGAAAGACTAAAACTATCGTTAAACATTTAATGGAATGATAAATAAGAGTTGTGATTATGAATTAAGAAAGGCTTATTATGAAGTTTTAAGTGGCATAACTTATAATGGCAAAACTATTGGGGTATATGATGAAATTGCACCAAATGGTGCAGAATACCCATTGATAATTTTGGGTTCACAAACTTCATCGCCTTCAAGGTCAAAAGACACATTCCAATCAGATGCTTTAATTGAAGTTAGTGTTATATCCACATTTACATCTGATTTTGGTGGTAAGAAAGAGGCTAATGATTTGTCAAATATAATTATTGGAAGAATCATTGAATCAAATAGTTCTTTTGGTATTGATGGCTTAATGCCATCGTGGGAGGTCATTAATTGCGAATGTCAAACAAATACATTAACTTCACAATTGCCAACAGGATGGCAAGTAGAACAACTAAATATATTTACACAATTGTTAAATCAATTAAATTAATAATAAAATGGCATTAGTAAAAGGAACAGACTTACGAATTTTCGTAAATAATAAAACAATAGCAAACGAAACTACTTGTAGTATCGATTTATCCACTTCAATGATTGAAACTTCAAGCAAAGATAGTGGTGCATGGATGACACAGATTCCAGGTCGTAAATCTTGGTCAATCACATCAACAATTCAATTAGATTATGCTGATGGTACTTCTCAATACACTTATGATGAGTTATTGACTGCTTGGTTAGGACAAACTGTATTAACAGTTTCATTCAAAACTGCTGCTGCATCTGATACTACTTTAACAGGTCAAGCATATATTGCTTCTAAGCCTGTGCAAGGTGGCGACCAAGAAATTGCAACAGTAGAAATTACTTTGCAGGGAACAGGAGAATTAGCAAAAGGTACAGTTCCATCTGCTTAATAATCAAAAATAATTGATTACATTTGGGGTGAGGATTTATTTCTTCACCCTTTTTGTTTAAACCCACAAACACAAAAAAACATGAAAAGTATCACTTTTGAAGGCAAAAAAATTAGCTTTGATTTTACATTGGGATTTATTCACGATGTATATACTAAAGAATTTGGTGGTAAACTTGATGATTTAATCAATTTAGAAAGCCTTCAGCATGAAAGCCCAACAAGAGTTAGCGAGGTTATTCGTGATTCTATTTTGTCAGCACACATTTATTGGCTTTATTGTAATGGAGAAGATGAGCAAGCAGACTTGTTATTATCTAAAATAAAAGGTTCAAAAATGATTGCTACTAAATGGTTATTGCAAATGAAACTTGAGAACGCTATCGCATGGATTGCCGAAGGATTAACTCCAAGTGATTTAGATTCACCTAAATCAACGCAATCAAAAAAAAAGTAGAAATAACTTGGGGCAATATGCTCACAAGAATTTATAGAACAGGTTTGAAGCCGTGGGAGTGGAAAAGAATGACTTTAGGAGAATTTCTTGACTATGAACACGGCTTTGAGTTTAGAAAGGCAGAGCAATGGGATGTTACAAGAAATATTATGTGGGCATCTTTAGCTGCAATTGGAGGCAAGGATATGAAACAACCTAAAGACCTTATACCATTGTGGATTGACAATATAGGTAGAGATTTAGAAAAATCAAAAGAAAAAGAGTATCTTTCGGATGAAATAGTTAAAAAGTGGGTTAATTCTATTCAGTAATGGCAGATAATATACATAAAATAGTTGTTGAGGGGGACACCAGCAAAGCGATAGCTGAAATGAAAAAGCTATCCGATGCGATGAAAGAGTATGGTCTTGTGGCAGATAAGACTACCAATAAAGCTACAATGTCAATGACAACTGCTTTTGGTAAACTTGGCTCTAAATTAACATCTATTGGTACAAGCCTATCGGTTGGAATTACTGCCCCGTTGGTATTATTAGGCAAAACATTATTTGAATCTGCCACAAATATTGAAACAATAGCTACTTCATTTGAAGTATTTACAGGCTCAATAGAATCTGCAAAAAATCTATTAACTCAATTAAAAGATGTTGCGTTAAAATCTCCATTACAGTTTCAAGATATAACTAAGGCTACTCAAACTATGCTTGGTTATGGTCTTACTGCCGACCAAGCTACATTTGCTATTCGTATGCTTGGTGATGTTTCAGGTGGTAATGCGGATAAATTACAAAGATTAGCATTAGCATTTGGTCAAGTAAATGCTTCGGGTCGTTTAATGGCTCAGGAAGCAAGACAAATGATTAACGCAGGGTTTAATCCATTACAATCAATTGCCGACAAAACAGGCAAATCAATGGCACAACTTACCAAAGAAATGAAAGATGGTAAGATTAGTGTACAAGATGTTGCAGATGCTTTTGAATATGCCACTCAGCCTGGTGGTAGATTCTTTGATATGATGGGCAAGCAATCGGAAACACTTCGGGGTCAATACAATAAGTTGTCCGAAAGTGTAACTTTTGCAATGGCTGAGATTGGCACGAGTGTAGCTAATTCATTGGAAGTTCAGAAGTTTTTTACCTATTTAGGTGATGTCATAACAACTCTAAAAGATAAGTTTTTATCTCTTAGTGATGAAACAAAGGGTAGTATAGCTAAGTTTGCTGCATTTCTTGTTGTACTTGGTCCTGCTGCTTTGATTATTGGTGCTACTGTTAGTTCAATAGTTAAATTAGTTGAAACATTTGCTATTTTAAGGAGAGCAATTTTGTTATTGGAAGCATCAACAGGTATTGGTGTAGTTATTGCCGTTATCGGTTTATTAGGTGGTGCAGCTTTACTTGCTGCTGATAAGATGATGAAACTTGGTGATGCTATTGATGAAACTGCATACAAGTCGCATAAGGCACAAAGCACATTTAAGGTAACATCAATAATTGATGATATTGAAAAAGTAAAAGGTCAAATTCGTTCTTTACAAAAAAATAAGATTGACCCAACTCAAGGTATATTTACAGTTGCCGAGGGGGAGAAGAAATTAAAAGGTTTGTACAATGAACTTGCTAATCTTCAAAAGATTTACAAGCAGGTAAGTGATGTTAAATTTAATAAAACTCCTCCAGGATTAGATAAACCGACACCAGATTCTAAAAAATATGAAACTATTGCGTTCCCAGATTTTATTACAAAGGATGTCGGGACTAAAATAAAAGCATTTATTCAAGAGAATAAGGATGCAGCAACAACAATATCTAATTGGTGGAGTAATTCTGAAACAAAGAGATTATCCGAGTTAAAGAAGAATTATGACAAGGACATAGCTTTTGCTAATAAATATGGTCTTGATTTAACTGATATTGAGAAAAAATACGAATCTGAGAGATTACTAATTACTCAAAAATTCTCAGAAGGCAAAGTTAGTGCGAGAGAAAATGCTCGAAAAAAGATAATTGACCAATCAACTCGTGATGTAAATGATGCTTTATTGAAGCAAAAGGGTACATTGCAACAAACGATTGATAATTTATTAAGTTCTGATATGTCTAATAAGTTAGTTACTTTTGGTCAAGCGATATATTCAGCAACAAAAGACCTTGGTCAAGATATTTTAGTTGGATTCGGCTCTGTATTTGGTGAGATTTTAGCAGGTACAATGAATATTGAATCAGCTTTTAAATCATTAGGGGCAGTAATGCTTGGCGCAATTGGAGATTACTTAATCAAGGTAGGTTCTGCTGCTATTGCTTTAGGATTATTGCAAGAAGTTTTTAGTAAGATATTTAAAAACCCCATTGGCGAGGGAGGTAAAATGGGTATTGGTGCAGGTATATTAGCAGTTGCAGTTGGTACTGCATTAAAAACTGTTAGTGGTAAATTATCTGAATCAGCTAAGACAGTATCTGCTGCAACTAAAGCAAGTGGTGGTAGTGCTTCAATGGGAAGTTCTTCTATCGCAAGCAAAGCAAGCGGTTCTTCTTACTCTTATGGGGGAGCATCTTATTCTACTCAATCAGTTAAATTATCTATTGACCTTACAGGAGCAATTACGGCAACCCAAACAGGTTATCAAATTAATAAATCTTTAGAAACAACACTTAGAGTAACAGGCAGACAATGATAGGATACGGAACTAAATACCAATTTGAATTTGATGGAACTTGCAAACCATTTGCAACTCTATTAACTACAAAGTGTAAAGTATTAATCTTAAAGAAGGGTTATAGTGGTTCAATCACAGAAATCCCTTATGGGCAAGCTACTCCCGTTGAGATTGATTATCCTACCGCAGATGATGACATCTTCTACCCTATTCGTGGCAGTGTGTTGTCATTTAAAGTATTGGGTGGAGCAATTAACATGGATTCTATTATCTCCGAAGATGAGAAAGAATATGTGTTAGAATACTATCGTGATGGTGCTTTGTTTTGGACAGGATTTGTTTCTCCAGAGTTGTGTGAAGAAGATATATTCTTAAAGTATCCTGCTATTGAATTTAAAACCATTGATGGATTAAGTGCATTTAAAAACGCACAATTAAAGGAAACTAATGGTCGTGTTCTTTATGGTTTTAATTCATTCAAAGATATTATTGCAAGTGCTTTAAGATTCCTTGGTTATAATTATGAGTTTAATATTCTATTGAAATTAAAGAATAAAAACACATTGCCTATTGACCGAATCATTGATTTAATTGGAACATACACTAATGTTTTTAGACAAAAAGGAAATCAACCTTTTGGTGTAGATGTGATTATGAAATCTATCTCCTATTTGTTCAATGTTGTAATGTACCAAAATAGAGGTCAATGGTTTATTATTAAGCCAAAGGATTTAGCTTTCGGTATTTACACAACCGATAAGTACAATAAGGATGGCTTGTACATTGGTAGTGGTACTGTAAATCAATATAATCACGGAACTGATTTCTTGATTGTAGCAGAACCAAAAAGAAAGATTCGTAGATTCTATAAGCAAGCACAAATTGATTATCAGTATTACAATGGTGATACAATTTTCAATAGCAACTTTAATATTTTCACAAAGGATATTCCAGGGATATACACCTATGCAAAGTATCAAACTGATGGATTAGGTGGTGATTCTACCTTGACTGTTCTTGATACTGCTTCGGGTACACCTCCTGCACCATTTGCTTGGACAAGTTTTACTCATGGAGGCAGTGTATATCCTTGTTTAAATAACGCAACAAGTGAGTGGGGTGTTTCATTCAATGATATTGGTGCTTACATTGAAACAAGTGTGTATGTTAATAATGATGAAACATTCTCTTATACATTAGGGGTTTTGTCTTATGTAGGTTTTGAGGTAAGATTAGAATCACCAAGTCAAACAACAAAGTATTTGGTTAGCGGAACTTGGGGTACATCTAATCCTGCAATCTATAAAACTGATACTACCGCTGAAACTAATGTAAGTGTGCCTTATAGTGGTACAGTTTATTTCAGAATGTATTTCTATCCAGCTTTTGAGGGCTTGTACAATCAAATCGTAACTTACTTTAATGCTGAATCAACTTATGGGGCTAACACAGTATTGCCATATAACTTAGAAAGCACTATTGCTACTAATCCAAAGGATACTTCAATTAACCCAAGTACAATTGAGGTGTTTAATGGTAGCTACATCTTAAAGCAAGATGGAGTTAATACTATTACTGATGAATCAAACATTACAAGTAATGGATATGCTCTAAGTGAAATCTACTACGAAAGAAACGAGGAGTATGGTTATAAGATTCAAGAGTTATCAGTTCGCAATGTTCTTAATCAATATTCAGACTATCGTAATATTTTTACGGGTACTATTATCGGCAAAGGATTAGAGTATGGGGCTATTTATAACTTCCCTGTTCAAGGTGCATTAGCTGATAAGAAGTTCTTTCCTCTTTCAATGAAATTTAACGAAAGAGATTGTACTGCGGATGTAGTATTCATGGAACTTACTCCAAATGAGATTGAGCCTTCGATAAATTGTACACTATTTGATGTTGAAAACAACATCGTGTATCAGGAACTTAGTTCCTCTAAAAAAAAAATCGTAATGGGGTAGGTACTGACCTTGGTCAAGCAGGTGGTGCAGGTTCATTATTTGATAGATTTGTTGCCTTCTTTATGGATGATTTTATACCCGAATAACAATGCCAATAGAAACAAGAGAAATAGGATATTTTTATTATGTTAGTCGTTCAGCGATTGAGATGTATGGGAGTGGCGACTTTGCCACTTCTGTTGATACAGGATATGTCTATGGATGGACAGAAACATTACCCGAATTTAGATTAGTCGCATACCTAAACACCTTTACATTTGATACCGATGAAGCAAAAGCTGGTTTACAATTTCGCCAAGAGGCAAAGAATAATGTTCCATTTGTTGGAATGTTTCTTGATGGTTTGGGGGAACTAAAGATATACCGAAGAATAAAGGTCGATGGAAGCATTTCTTTTGGCGTTTCAGCCACTTTAGGAGTTACTGAAGGTGTTTGGTTAGAGATGAAGAAAATAGCAGGGGAAATCGAATTTAACTACTCTTTAGACCCCGAAGCAACTGCATTAAATGCGGTAACTTGGACTAACTTGGATACTATCTACGATGAAACGGAATCATACCCAACATTGGAAAAGCATTTGAGTTGTAGTAGTGGTTCAGATAATGTAAATTTGGCTTATTATACAAAGGTTTATACGGAAGATTGTTGGATTAGTCCAATAGGGCAAAAAGAAGATTAGCAATGGCAATAAAGACATTAAGAGTATTTCAAGAGTTTACTTCCGAGGGGTATGTTCCTATGCCTCCTGCGGGGAACATTGACTATGGTTATACTATTGCAGGTACATTCCCTGAGGAAACTCCAACTACATTTCAATTAGATGACCCCGACTTAGATGTTGAGGTTACTGAAATGACTGACTTCTATGTTTGGATTCGTTCTCATGGTAGTGAGTGGAATATTAACTATACTCGTAATGTCCGTGTTTATCCCGATAGTCCATTGATTAACAATGTGGTGATGGGTATCATTATTGCTAATCTTGATTATACAGTTCCTTATGTTGGTGCAACCGAGAATGTAGATTTAGGTGAGTTTGGATTGAGTGGGGGGTTCTTGCACTTGGATAATACACCAACTACTCTTAATGTACCTACAACTCCAGGAACTCTTGTTTGGAACGATACAGAGGGTACTGCTGATTTATTATTAAAAGGCGGTAATGTAACCTTACAAATAGGCCAAGAGCAAGTTCTTCGTGTAGTAAACAAAACAGGTTCTACATTAAATGAGGCAGACTTTAGAGCCGTTAGGATTCGTTCTGTTGCTGAAGGTGGGGCACAAGGTCAAAGACTTGCAGTATTATTGGCTCAAGGTGATTCTGACCACGATTCAGCTACCACTATTGGTTTAGTAACTGAAAGTATTGCTAATAATCAAGAAGGTTTTATTACTACATCAGGTAATATCAATAAGATTAACACAACGGGTGCTAAGTCTTATGGTGGATTAGAAACTTGGGTGGATGGAGATGTGCTTTACTTATCCCCTACTCATGCAGGATACTTAACTAATGTTAAGCCACAAGCACCTCAGCATACAATTATTATTGGTTGGGTTGTTTATGCTCACGCTAATAACGGAAAGATTTATGTTAAAGTAGATAACGGATACGAATTAGAAGAATTACATAATGTTCGTATAATTAATCCTGTTCTTGATGACTTCCTTATGTACGACCCTACACTTAGTGTATGGAAAAACAAGGATATGCACGGAACTAAGGGTTATATCCCTTACTTTAATGATGCAACATTATTCCTTAACTCTCCTTTTTGGACAGATGGAGGCTTGATTGGTGTTAATACAATCACACCTCGTTCATTAATGGATTTGAAGGGTACTACTGCCTATACTAAGCTAATTGTTGATAACAATGGTGCAACTGGTGGTGGCATGTTTAGTGCTTATCAGAATGGTGCTGAAACTGCAATGTTTGGTACTGATGCTCACTATCAAGCTAATACTTCTTTAGATGCTGCTATTGTAGCTAAGAAAGCTGGTGGTGGAATCCAATTCTACACAAATGGTTCTCAATCTGAAAAGATGGGAATTAATTCCGATGGGAATGTTTTTGTTGGTCAAACTCCAACATGGACTTCTTCTGCTACTAACTTCATTGTAAGAGGTAAGACAGGTGCAGGTCATATTGGTGTTATGCACTACGATATGTCTATTAAGGGCTTTATGAATACTCTTAATAGTGTGTTCCAAATTGGAACATCTACATTTCACTCTTTAGCGTTCTTAGTTGAGAATAGCGAAAGAGGTAGAGTTAATTCAAGTGGTAGATTACTTTGGGGTACAACAACTGATAATGGTACTGATTTAGTCCAAATCAATGGTTCTTTAATTGCTTCTTCTATTAAGAAAAGTGGTGGAACATCAAGTCAATACTTAATGGCTGATGGTAGTGTTTCCACATTAGGCTCATTTGTTCCTACCACAAGAACAATAACAATCAATGGTGTTTCTTATGACTTATCAGCAGACAGAACTTGGACATTAAGTGGATTGATTAGTGGATTGACCACAAACTATATTCCAAAAGCAACAGGTGCTACAACATTAGGAAATAGCAATATTCAAGATAATGGAACATCTGTAAGCATTGGCGGAAGTGGGAATGTTAATATTAATAATTTCATTGGTGGTTCAGTTACAAAAGTTTTAGCAACGGGGAACAATTTTTCTGGGCAAACATTTAATTTGTCAAAAACCGATGCAACCTCAGCTTTAATTAATAGAAATACTTGGAATTTAAACGATGGTGCAGTTGTATTTGATGGGGCATTAATATATGATAATAGAGTTATTGTTTCAAGCGCAACAAACGCATCCAATAAAATAACTTTATATCAAAGCTATGTTTTAAATAATGGCACAGGTACTCAGCAAGCAATAGGATATACAAGCGTTTCAGGAGGAACAGGTAGTTATTCTGATTATGTGCATTTTATGGCAGGATATTGGTATGGCTATGTGGGAAATACTAATAGCTATACAACATATACCGCGTTTAAAGCTACTGCACCAGCAAATACAACAAATGCCTACGGATTAATTATTGATTCTTCATTTAATGGCTCAACATTAACAAGGGCTTTGGACTTAAATGTTTCAGCAGGAACTAATAAATGGAATATTTATGCACAAGGTACTGCTAATAATTATTTAGCAGGGAATCTTGGTATCGGTTCAACATCATTAACAGGTTATATTTTAAGAATTACTAAAAACGCAACAGGTTCTGCAACATTCAGAAATACATGGGTTGATAGTACAATTCAGTCTGATGTTACTACATCTTATATGGGTATTGCATCAGTTCCATCAACACAAGCAACGACATTTACATTACCAAATCTTTATCATTTTATTGCAGCACAAGGTTCATTTGGTGCAGGTTCGACAATTACAAACCAATATGGATTCTTTGCAGATTCTAACTTAACAGGGGCTACTAATGACTATGGTTTCTACGGAAATATAGCAAGCGGAACAGGTCGTTGGAACTTGTATATGAATGGTACTGCTAATAACTATTTGAATGGTAACTTATCAATAGGCACTATTGATTCAACCCAAAAACTAACCGTTGCTGGAAATGCTTTATTTGATGCTTCAAGTGCAAGGATTAGATTAAATGGAGGTATAACAGGCACTAATAGTGGCATTGATTGGACATTTGATTCAAAAACTGTATCATTTGCTAAAATTGAATTAAACTACAACAATAGAGCCACAGAAGGGTTGTTGATTGATTCAGGATACCCAATAACAATGGATTTTAATAATGGTTATATTAAATTCCAACAAAATGGTTCAGAAAAGGCAAGATTTAACGAAAATGGTAATTTATTGATTGGCACAACGACAAATGTGGCATCCTCAATATTAACATTGGATTCTACAATAAAAGGTTTCTTACCTCCACGAATGACTGCTACTCAAAGAGCTGCAATAGCTTCTCCTGCCGAGGGATTAGTGGTAGTGCAAACGGATGGCACAAAAGGTTTATATTTGTATATTAATGCTGCTTGGCACGCACTAACAATGTTATAATAATTAAAAAATATGGCTAACATAGCAAACATACTTGATAACATATTATCCGATAGTGGGGTAGATATATCAACATTAGTGCCAAGTTCAAGAACTTTAACTATTAATGGTACTACTTTTGATTT